GGAAAAACCAACATCTTATTGAACACTACTACAACACTGGTAAATGGCCAGGAGTATCTGATTTGATTAGATATGAACTGTTATATGAGCAAGGTGGATTTTGGCCTGAAGCTGACATGACTTGCTTAGAGAACACAGAAGAATTGTTTACTTCACCAGAAGATCATGCATATTCTTGTTATGAAAACGAAAAGGGAAGACACAACTTCATTCAGCCCATCATGGCGTGTAATCCAGAGAACGAATTTGTTAAGCATGTTATAGATACACTACATATATTAACTCCACAAGAGTTAAGCCCAGAGCCGTTTAGATCAACTGGCAATTTGTTTTTGTCACGTCACGTTCCTCATTGGATGCATCAACTTACTGTATGGCCGTCTCATTATTTTATTCCGCTCTTTTATATCGGTGGGGCTAAGAGATATGATGGACCAGACAAAGTATACGCAGACCACAAATGGGGATCAACTGGTCACGCAAATAGTATAAATTATGATAGAGGTATATAATGTATGTAAGTCACAAATACAAGTTAATCTTCTTAAGAACTCCAAAGACTGCGAGTAGTAGTCTTTCAGAGTTTTTTATTAAGAATATTCCAGATCATGACGCTATCTACACGCCTGTTGAAGACTCTAATATTCTGGGAACTTTAAATAAAGACATAATTAATAAGTATAAATCGCACTACAAATATTATCATTTCACATTACAAGACTTGGTTGATAACCGCATCATAACACCAATGGCTGCGATTGAATATAAAAAAATAGCCGTTATTCGTAACCCAATAGATAGACAAAAAAGCTTTTATTACTTTTATAGAAAGTGGAAAGCTCCTGGCACTCCACCTTCTATTGAACAATATAAAGCTTGGACACATAATGGCGCGTTTATTGGAGAACCAAATTCTGCTATATTACAATCAGATATACTAAAATTGAATAACGAGATCCACGGAGATTATTGGCTGTATCAAAACTTTCATAACGATTTAAGTAAGTTAATGCGTGAACTAAATTTATCGGTAACACATGTGTTACCACAGCATAAAAATGATTTTAGAAAAAACCGTGACAATGAAATTGTGTTTGACGAGCAAGCTGTGAATACATTAAGAACAGCATTTGGTGCAGACATGGATTTGTACAATGAATTATTAGAAGAGACTTACATATGAAAGCTTACATCTTAAAAATAGATACTCCTATATCAAACGAATATGCAAAAGTCGCATCAGACTCCTGTGACAATGTTGGTCTTCATTGGGAATATTTCAACGGGTTTCAGAATCAAACTGGAAAGATGGCTTTTAATCAATTAAATATTCCTGGTTTACCTTTAGAAACACATCAATATATAGAAAACCCTAGTGCTAGTCAAAAAGCTATGGCTTGTACCGCAGGCCATTTTGCGATATGGAAGAAAATAGCTACAGGTCCTGATGATGTGTGTGTAGTTTTAGAACACGATGCTGTAATGCTTCAACCTGTATCAATCATAATACCGGAAAATACTATTGTTGTGCTTGGATATAAAGTTACAGACCCAAGCCTTTATGACCATAAATCTGCAGGTCCACCTAAAGATTTAATAAGAATTGATGGACATGAAGGCGCGCATGCTTATGCAATGACCAAGAGAACAGCTAAATTTTTGATTGAAGAATTAGGTCAAAATGGTGTCAGAAGCGCTGTAGATAACGACTACTTTATAAGAGGACAGCGCAGAACTGCAATACCTTTGACTATCGCATCTCCTACTCCTGCAATTGGATGGTTACGAGAGTCTACTATATGGCAAAACAGCGCAGCTAAAAATTACCAATTTATACCCTCTTTCCAAAAATATTATAAATAGAATTAAATCAACACAACAGGATTCCTTTCATGGCTGATGATACTGACACTGACAAAGATAAAAAAGACGTCAAAGGCAAAAGAAAAACCTTTAAAGACTTTGACGGCAGTAAATTTATTGATACAGAACCAACTCTCGATGAATCAGAAGAAGATACAAACGAAGCTGTCTTGTCGAGAATGCAAAGACGCGCTCGTGGTATCACAATGCGAAAAAATCGTTTTAAGATCAAAAGAGGCAGAGAAAAAGCTGCACGTAGAATGGCTTCTGTTGAAATACTTAAAAAGAGAGCTCGCAAACAAGCTATTCGCAATTTAAAAACTAAATTCTCTAAAAATAAAAGATATGCAGAGATGGGCGCAGGCGAAAAAGCAGTCATTGATAAAAGAATTCAAAAGTTACCTGCTTCAAGATTAAACGCTATGGCTCGCAAACTATTACCTAGTGTCAAAACAGCTGAACGTGCAAGAAAAACGCATGCTAAAAAAGAAGACTTTGATTTTGATATCGAAAACCTAGTAAATGAATCAGGTCCATTATGGGGTCAAAGAGCTAGTTCACGTCCTCATATGTTGATGGACAAAAATAACAAACCAAAATTCGATAAGCGCTTTAAAATGTATAAGCCCAAGACGAATGAAAGTGTGCAAGATTTAGACGAGGTTTTTGACCTCATGGAAACAACAGAGCAATACATCAGCGAACAGGGACAAGAAGACATGAAAAGCTTTAAAGAAAGTATGAACCTAAAACTAATCAATAAGATTAAAAATTCAGGTGTAGTTAAGTCTGGTTCTATGTCTAAGGATAAGCCCGCTCCTGTTAAAAAAGAAGCCGCTGATTTAGCTGATCTTGCAAATGAAAAGATTAATGACAAAAAAGGTGTTGGTGAAATACCAAAAGACGGCGAAAGAAGATTTAAACGTCGTAAAACCATAGTTGATAAAGAAATAGAAAAAGATGATATGGAAGAAGCAGCACCTAAAATTAAGGGCGATTCTGTTAAAATACAACGAGCAATGGATGCTGAGCATAACGATGCTATGGGCAGAACAGCTACTGGCCGCAAGAAGCCAGTCCGTGCAATGACTTCTACTCAAAGATCATTAGCTTCTATTTCTGCAAAGAACGAAGCTTTTGGTCGTGCGAGATTTAGTCAAGAACTTAAGAAAAAGGGTTTTGATGTAGATAAAGTACATGCAAAGAATGTTAAAGATGCTTCAGACGCAAGTGACAGATCAAAAGCTGCAGCAAAAGATTTAGCTGATTTCAGAAAAAAGCACGGCATGAACGAAGCTCAACTTGATGAGTTATCTCCAGAAACAATGATGAGCTATAAGAAGAAAGCTGATTATAGTAAAGATCGTGCAGCTAGTTCTGCAGCAGCAAAAATTCTTAGAGGTAAAGATAAAGACGGTAATCGTGCAGATCATTCTCCTGAGGTTAATACTCACAGAAAACGTCGTGAAGGTGAAAGACTTTACAACACAAGAGCTGCTGATAAATTAAGAAAAGATTTACGTAAAGAAGCTACTATTCCTGATGGACAAACTGTTTTTACAAAAAGACCAGAAATCACATCAGATGATAAAGATAAACTTTCTAAAATCAGAGCAATGATGGATAAAGAACGCGCAAACAAAAATGAAAAATTTGTTTCAGACGCTCAGCGTAAAGCGGTTTGGGCATCAAAGAACGATAAGAAAAACGAAGCAACTATAGACGAGATGGATATTTCTGTTAAGTCTATTACTAAATCAGGACTTAGAAAAGCTGGTGATACACCTAAACTAAAGGCTGATTTAAAAGCTTTAAGAGATAGACTTAACAAAGATAAGGGTGACGGATACGGCGCAAGCAAATCGTTAAAAGCTAATTACGGCGAAGAGTGTGGCGCTGGTGAACAAGGTACTCCGTCTTTAACTAAACGTTTAAAGAAGGATACACCTAATGCTTAGTTTTAAACAATTCGTTGCTGAAGCAAACGACGCGTATTGTTCAGATGAATGTTGTGGTTCTGATGTTAAAGCAGAAGATTGTCCCTGCCCTGCAGATTGCCCGCATTGCAATTGTAATGCAATTGATGAAGCTTGTTGGGATACTCATAAACAAGTTGGCATGAAGAAAAAAGGCAATAAAATGGTACCAGACTGTGTACCAAAAGAAGATGTTGACGAAGGTCTTATTGGAAAAGCTGTAGCAGGCGTCTTTAAAGGTGCTGCTAAAACGGTTGTGGGTGGAGCAAGATTAGCTGGCAAAGGTGTTAAGAGAGCATCAGTTGCAGGTAGAGCAGATGCTGCTGAAAAGAAAGCTAAAAAAGCTGAACAAAAGAATAAAGATCGTGAAAGACTTACTAAAATGAAAGCAAGATACGACACTGCAAAAGCTAAAGCAAGAGAAAGAGCTAATGCACCTACAACTGCACCTACAACTGGAGCTACTACATGAAAAAGTTTAAATCATTCTTAGAAGCAAAAGACCAAAATCCTGGTGAATACGATCAAGAAGGAAGCATGGCTAAGACATCTTTGCGCACTATGATAGATGCTGCAACTGAATTGTCTAATATGTTAGGTGATGATGATAATCTACCAGAGTGGGTTCAAGGTAAAATTACTAAGGCCACTGATTATATCGATACTGCAAGAGATTATATGAAGTCGGAAAAGAGTTAATAAATGTTAAGATTTAAACTTTTTTGCGAAAGAGTAACTCAAAGACAAATCACTGATTTAGAAAAATTTGGCGATAAACTGCTTAATAAGCACGATATTGACATAGAGTTTTCTAGACATTTCGCTGATCGTATGAATGATCCAAGAAATAAACCGGAAATTAAGATAGCTGAGCTTCAAAAGTTGTTTAAAAAGATTGCTAAGAGAAAAGGCAAGTCAATTAAACAGTTGGGACCTGACGTGCAAGCAGTGTTAAAAGATATTGAAACAGATTTAAATTTGCCTATTGTTATTCATTATAACAAAGGTGAATTCGAGATCACTCATAAAACTATTATGCGAAAAAAGAATTTTAGAACTCCGAACGATGTGGTAAGAATATGAAAAGCTTTATCGAGTTTACAGAGAATAAAACCTATTACAAAGGTGTGCCTAAAGATCAGAAAGATGACAGAGAACGTCATTTTGAAAAAGGTGCAAAGATGGATGATGATAATCCAGCTGCGTATAAACCTGCTCCTGGTGATAAAGATGCAAAGACTAAAGAGTCTAAGCACACTAAGAAAGCTCGCGCTATGGGTTTTACAAACGAAGAGTTTGATTTCTTAGGTGAAGATGCTGCAGGCAAGTCTTTAAAAGATAAAGCTAAAAAATCTGGAATGCCGGCAGGTGTTTTACGTAAAGTTTATAATAGAGGTGTTGCGGCATGGCGTACCGGACATAAACCTGGTACTAATCCACAACAATGGGGTCATGCTAGAGTAAATTCTTTCATTACAAAATCATCTGGTACTTGGGGCGGAGCTGATAAAGACTTAGCTTCTAAAGTTCGTAAAGAAGATGTTAATGAAGATAATCGTCTTGATTCTGCTGGAGTTAAAGGTTATAATAAACCAAAAGGTACTCCTTCTCATGCTAGCAAATCACATATCGTGGTTGCAAAAGATGGTGATAAGGTTAAAACTATTAGATTTGGCCAGCAAGGTGCAAGCACAGCTGGTGATCCTAAGAAGGGCGAGTCTGATAAGATGAAAGCTAAGCGCAAGTCATTTAAGGCTCGTCACGGCAAGAATATAGCAAAAGGCAAGATGTCTGCTGCATACTGGGCCGACAAGGTCAAATGGTAGATTTTTTATAAATAATAGTAGTTAAAACAAAAAGGAAATTACAATGAAAAGTTTTAGAGCTTTTGTAGTAGAATTAGAAGAAAAGAAGCTAGTTGGCGGACAAAAAGAATTAGATCACGATAAAGATGGTGACATCGATGGTTCTGATTTCGCAATGATGCGCAAAAAGAAGAAAAACGAAGAAACAGATCAGCTTGATGAATTATCACCAAAAACTATGAAATCTTATGCTAAGAAAGCTGACGCTAGTATTTCTAAAGCAGTAGACACAATGAAAGGTCGAACATCTAGAGGTTGGGCTGTTGACAATGATTCAAACTATGACACTATAAAAAAACGCATGCAAGGCAAAGCATCTCTTACTCGCAAAAAGGTGATGAAAAGAGATGGCTTTAGTAATGCCCGCAATGAAAACGAAGAAACAGATCAGCTTGATGAATTATCACCAGCAACGCTTGGGAACTATGTCAATAAAGTTAATTATGAAAAAGATTATACTGGCTACGGGAAAAAGCGTAACCAGCGAAAAAAAGGTGTTAAGACAGCTATCAATAAGCTAGTTACAAAAGCTGGTGGCGATAAAAATGATGTTACAAATTACGGCGTACCAGATCATCTTAAATGATGTTACAAATTACTAATTAACCCAAACCAAGGAGATCACAAGATGGCACTATGGGGAAAAACAGATGCATTAGCTTCCGTACCAAAATGGTTGGAAGATGCTGCAGCTAACACAAACAAAACAAACGACAGAGATAACGCAATCTTTGTTGACCTTACAGAGGCTGGTATTGCTGGCAACCGTGCAAAGGGTATCACTGGCCCAGGTTGGTGGACATATTGGACTGCTGGTGGACGTCACCACGCTGAATGCTTAGTACCAATGAAAGTAACCGCAGTTGCTGCTGGTGACTTAGGTGTTACAGGTGATACAGCTGTTGAAGACGCGATTGTAGCTGACGCATAATAAAAAATGAAATTAACAGAATCAACCTTTCTGTTATTTGCTTCGAAGTATTACGACAATCCTAATTGTACTGATATAATCGAATTCGATGAGGACTTGAAAAGATTTCAATATTTACGTAAACTATTTGGTAGATATAGACAAGATAATGATTTGAAAGAAAGGTTGATTTTGAACCACTTGATCGTCATATATAATATTTTTGGACCTGAAGCAACTAACATGCTCTTTATGAAGCTACATGACTATCATGGGTATTTGAAACCGTTCGTAGAGTATTTAAACTTTATGCCTTTGGTAATAGAATATGATGATGTTATGCTTAGTAAAGATAATATTATTTCAGATGTAAACATAAGCGATAAGCTTAGAGGAATTTAAAACGATGGTAGTAGATCTATTTTTAGTCTATCAATTTATAAGACGCTTAGCTACACCATTTGAAAAGTGGGAAGCTTACAAGCTAGGTATTATTGACAAAGACGGCAAAGTGCTAATGAAATCAAAAGAATTTACTAACTCACGCCAAAGAAAAGCATGGGGTATCTTTGATAGAATGGTTGCCAACTTAAAGAAGCTTTTAGCTAAAGTTCCAGGTGGTAGTTCTAGATTTGCAACCTATGCAGCTGCATTATATCTTATTAAAGAACATAAAGCATTCACAGATGAGTCGATGTTAGAAGACATGACTGAAGAACAGATGAATGAATCTACTGAATTATTTTTAAGTAGGTATAACCATTCTATCATGATGGCAGAAAATGTCAACAAAAAAGATTTAGAAGAAGAACCTGCTAATAATGTAGGCGGTGGAAACATTGCTGGCATGGACGGTGGACATATGTCTAAAGCAGGTCAAAAGAAATGGACTTCCTCAAATAAAACTACTAAAAAGAAAAGACTTAGAGATATTATTGGAGATAAACTATGATCACTTTAGAACAATTCAGCGCGATGATACCGTCAAACAAAGAACCAGAGGCTTGGTATGAAGCAGCGGTTCCAATGTTTGAAAAATACGAAATTAACACAAGCAATCGTATTGCTGGCTTTATGGCACAATGTGCGCATGAGTCATTAGACTTTACAAGATTAGTAGAAAACCTTAATTATTCAGAAAAGGCTTTGAACTCAGTGTTTGGCCGTTATTTTGGAAAAGGAAAACGTGATGCAAAAGAATACGCACGAAACCAAGAAAAGATCGCAAACTACGTCTATCAAGATGAGTTTAGATCCAAACGAGGAGCCTTGGGAAACACAAATGCCGGGGATGGCTGGCTCTTTAGGGGTCGAGGTATCAAGCAGCTTACAGGCAGAAATAATTACACACAATTTGCAAATACGGTTGACATGACAGCTGAAGAAGCTGCAGATTACGTGTCTACGCCAAAAGGTGCTATTGAGTCTGCGTGCTGGTTCTGGGCTACAAATAAGTTAGAAAAGTGGGCAGATGCTGGCGATAATAAAGGATTGACTAAAAAGATTAATGGTGGTACTATTGGTCTAGACGATCGTAATCGCCGTTGGAATGAAGCTCTTGCAATCCTTGGTGGCAAAGCACCAGCTAAAAAAGCAACTAAAACCTCTTCTTCTGCACGTACATTACGTAAAGGTATGAAGGGTGATGATGTAGCTAAAATGCAAAAAGTACTAGGTGTAGGAGCAGACGGAGACTTTGGTTTCGGTACTCAAACTGCAGTTAAAAAATGGCAAAAGATGAACGGTTTAACGGCCGATGGCATCGTTGGTCCAGCAACTCAAGCTAAAATGTTTAGTTAGTATAAATAGAATATAGATATTTAATTAAAGGAGGCATTAAAATGTCATTAGAGAAAATTATCGCAGCTGCAATCGAAGGTGATGCAGTTGAGCTTAATACAGTATTCGGAGAAGAAATGCAGAACCGTATTTCTATTTCTTTAGAAGAAAAGTACAAAAAAGCTATGGAAGCAAAGGATTCCGATGAGGATGACGACGAAGATGACGACGAAGATGAAGATGATGACGACGAAGATGAAGAAGATGAAGAAGCTAATGAATCGGTAAAAGAACAGCTTGATCATAGCCATGCTAAACAAGTTGCAAATTCTGTTGCTAAATCTAATAAAAATTTAAAAGTTACATCTTCTGGCAATAAACATTTCGTTCATCATAAAGACGATCCTGAAGGTGAAAGTGGTCACGTTTCGGTCCATTCGTCGAATGGTCAACTTCATGTATCACATGAAATGGGCCAAGCACATGGTAATAAAAAATTCAACGACGCGGCCAGCGCAACTGCACACGGGGTGCGTGTTAGCTCCGGCAAAGATTAATTAATATGCCGTCATTTTTATATTTCGGCATTATAATCATGGCAATGGGTGGAGGCGGAGCGATTTACTACAAATCTACCCAGGCCAAAATTGTAGAACTTGTACAATATAATGCAACATTGACAGCACAAGTAGATCAGATCGCTCAAGTTAACGAAAAAAACTTAGCGACTATCGCTGACATGCAAGCAAACTTCGAGCGTCAAAGAGAACAGTTTGATACGCTCCAAAAAGATTTCGCATCTATTCAAGATCAAAAGAAAGAGTTGCAAAGCCGCTTAGGTAAACATGACCTCGGTGCTTTAGCTGCAAATAAACCTGCACTAGTAAGTAGAGTTATTAACGGTGCTTCTAAAAAAGCTTTCCGTTGTTTTGAATTAGAGTCAGGTGCAGAACTTACAGATAATGAAAGGAATGCTAAAAATGCAAAAGCGTTTAACAGCGAGTGTCCTTGGGTTTACGATGATCTTATCGCTAGCGGCGTGCTCATCGAAGCCGATAGTGGAACCACCGCCCAGAGTAATAACTGAAACTGAATACATTACCCCTTCTAAGCCTATTGTGTCAGAGCCTAGTCAATTGTCTATGCGCGACATCGAGTTTATAATTGTCACACCAGAAAATGTAGATGAAGTTTTTGATAACCTGACTGATGATAAGGTAATCTTCGGAGTAACAGATAAAGGCTATGAAGATATAGCTTTAAATCTCGCTGATCTCAGAGCTTATATCCAACAACAAAAAAAGATAATTGGGATATATGAGTCTCAATACGATTGATAATTATAAATACAACTGATTATACTATTTCTTCGGTGAGCTATTACGCATGGAGTTCGCCACTAGCCTCCGTTATCAAAAGGCGTTGTAAGGAATAACACGATCATGGCCGATAATCAAACCTGGGAAACTGATATTCGCTTAATACAAAGCGACATTAAACAGATAAACAAATTCTTTAATAAAGTTGAGAAATCTATAGATCAGATGGCTGAGTTGTCTAAGAACGTAGCTGTGCAAAGTGAGGTTTTAGATAATACAAAAAATAAGTTAGAAGATGTAGAGCGCTTGATAGACGATTCTAACCGAACTGATGGACTTAAATTAACTACAATGAGCGACAGACTAGAAGAATACCGTCGTTCAGCAAGAGAGGATCATCAAAGATTGGCAGATCATAACGCAGACAAGCGAAACTCTTCAAATAGAGAGATTCTAGATAGGCTTGATAACATGGAAAAATCATTGCATGCTCGCATCAATGATCAGAACAAAAAGATTAACGGGCTTGAAAATTGGCGCTATTACATGATGGGCGTGGGCGGTGTTCTGCTATTGTTAGTTGCTCGTATCAATTGGCCATCTTTGTTCGGTTAAAGTGTGTACATTATGTAGGTTCTAACGTATAATATTACTATCACGTAACATGGAATCAATACATAATGGTAGACTTTATAGACATACAATACGCTCAGATGCTTTCTGGACGTCTTGATCAGTTTAAGATAAGACACACTAATCCTTATAAAATCAACTTTCGTTGTCCTTTATGCGGTGACTCTCAAAAGTCTCGTTCTAAGGCTCGTGGTTGGTTGTTGGAACGTGACAATAAGTTTTCCTTTTACTGTCATAACTGTAATGCTTCTCAGGGATTTTCTTATTTCCTTAAGGGTCAAGACATGCAGTTGTATAACGATTATGTCGCAGATAAGTTTACTGGTAAAGCAAACAATACTATCAAAGATACGAAGCCTGATGACAACCAGTTTAAAACTAAATCACCAGTGTTCAATAAGACAAACCCGCTACTTAAGATCAAAAAGGTAAGTCAACTTAAACATGATCATGCTATAAAGCGTTATATCGAACAACGAAAAATTCCTTCATGTCACCATTACCGTTTGTACTACGCTCAAAAGTTCAAGACTTGGATTAATGAAGTAATTCCTGACAAATTCCCAAATTCTAGAAAAGATGAGCCACGTCTGATAATACCATTTCTCGATGAGAACGGTAAATGCTTTGGTGTGTCTGCACGTGGTTTTGATCCTGAAGGTATCAGATATATAACTATAATGTTTGAAGAAAGACCTAAGATTTTTGGTTTAGACAAAGTAGATTTATCACAGCCTTATTATATAGTAGAAGGTGCTCTGGATAGTATGTTTTTAGAGAATGCTATTTCTATGAATGGAGCTGAGGGTAATAGTAATTCTGCAAATGAAAACGCGGTTTATGTGTTTGATGCAGAACCTAGAAATAAAGAAATATGTAACCGCATGGAAAAAGTTATTAAGAATGGTCACAAAGTTTGTGTTTGGCCATCTGATGTTCCAGGCAAAGACATCAACGAAATGTATCTTGCAGGAGTTAATCCTGAAAAGATAATAGAAGAAAACACGTATAGCGGTCTCACCGCAGAATTGAAATTAGCGTCATGGCGCAAAACTTAGAGGACTATAATTTATGTATGCAAAACTCATCTCATTTTCACAGGCTCCAGATGACGAGTTTATTGGACTAGATACACCAGAAGATCTTGTTGCTTATTGCGCAAGAGTATCTAACCCCAATGCTCAGATTAATTCTGAAACAGCTCCAAAGTTACTTAACTATTTGGCAAAACATAAACACTGGTCCCCATTTGAAATGGTCTCAGCCTGTATCGAAGTCGAAACAACGAGAGACATCGCACGGCAACTATTACGCCACCGTTCCTTTTCGTTCCAAGAATTTTCTCAGCGTTATGCGGACGTTCGCGATTTAGGTGACTCTATGGTAGTTCGTAAGGCACGACTACAAGATACTAAAAACCGTCAAAATAGTATTGTTACAGATGATACAAACCTGCACGTAATGTGGGAACAACATCAACGAATCGTATGGCATACTGCAATGAAAGCTTATAACTGGGCTATTGAAAATGGTATTGCTAAAGAGCAGGCTCGTGCAGTAATGCCTGAAGGTAATACACCATCTCGCCTATATGTTAATGGAACACTGCGTTCTTGGTTGCATTACATTGAGCTACGTTCAGCAAATGGAACACAATTGGAACATATTCAATTAGCAATTGCTGTAGCTGATGCCATCGCAAAAATATTTCCATCAGTAGATAATTTTATTGAAAAATAGATTATTTTTGTTTACATTTACTGACATATGATGTAGACTAAGTGATAAATACACCTACCAATTGACATACGTCGTTGAGTAGAAATTTCACAATATAGTAAAGCACATTGCCTTTTAGGCGATATGCTATGCTTTACACTTCAAACCAAAGAGGCCCGATAGATGTTAGAGACTACAACTATAGACACACCAATAGATTTACCAACAAGACTAGTAAATTACGTTACAAAACGTGATGGAACCACAAAAGATTTTGATGACACAAAAATTACTCGCGCAGTTGATAACGCTATGCGAGGCACTGGGATTAAAAGTAAAACCTTATCGTCTGAAATTACTGGTGCAGTTGTAGCACAAATCAATGAAGAAGCAGAAGACGTGATCGTTGATGTTGATACTGTACATAAAACAGTAGAAAATGTAATCATGGATATGGGTCTACACGATTTGGCTCGTGAATATATCTTGTTTCGTTTTAATAACAAACCAGACATCTTTCGCAAACGCGCAGCATTAAAACCATATGAGTACCCACAATTAGTTGAGTACACTGATGCTATTCGTCACTCATATTGGGTACATACAGAGTTTAACTATTCTTCAGATATTCAGGATATGAAAGTACGAATGAAACCAGAAGAAGTTGAAATCGTAAAGAAAGCTATGTTAGCTATCTCACAAATCGAAGTTGCTGTTAAAACGTTTTGGTCTAAGATCGGTGATCGTTTTCCTAAGCCTGAAGTAGCTGCTGTTGGTATTACATTCGGTGAGTCAGAAGTACGTCACGCCGATGCATATTCAAATCTAATTGAAATCATGGGTCTTAACGAAGAGTTTGAGAAAGTTGTAGAAGTGCCTGCAATGAAAAAGCGTATTGCTTATCTTGAGCAAAGCATTGGTTCACCTGCAGATGATAAAGACTATTTCCACAAAATTATTCTATTCTCTATGTTCGTGGAAAACGTATCTTTGTTCTCACAATTCTTGATTATGATGGCATTCAACAAGCATAAAAATGTACTCAAAGGTATTTCAAACGCAGTTGAAGCTACATCAAAAGAAGAAGATATTCACGCTCGTTTTGGTTTTGAGCTTGTTAATATCATTCGCGAAGAAAATCCTGATTGGTTCAATAAAGACAGTAATGCAGAAGTTAATCGCCTTTGTCGTGATGCTTTCAAAGCTGAGTCTGCAATTGTAGATTGGATCTATGATGATTACGATCTAGATTTCTTACCCAAAGCAACAGTTAAAGAATTCTTGAAGCACCGCTTTAACCAGTCTCTAAAAGCTATTGACATGAAGCCTTTGTATGAGGTAGATGCTGAAGCTATTGCGAGTACTGAATGGTTTGTAGAAGAAATTCTAAGCACTAAAAACGTCGACTTCTTTGTTAAGCGTTCAACCGCATATTCAAAGAAAACAAAAGCATTCACCGAAGATGATCTCTTTTAAGGAAACATATAATGAAAAAATACAAAAAATTCTATTGGCTAAATGATGACTCACGCACTTTCTTGTCGCGTGGATACTTAAAAGAAAAGCCAGAAACCCGTATCCGAGCTATCGCTGATAAAGCTGAATGGTATCTTAAGGATATGGCAAAAACAAAAGCAGGCAAAGCCAAATATGATGGTTTTGCTGATAAGTTCTATGACTATATGGGTCGTGGCTTTTACTCGTTGGCATCACCTATTTGGGCTAATTATGGTAAAGAACGCGGTCTTCCAGTCTCGTGCTTTGGTTCTTACATCGATGATAGCATGTCAGCAATTCTATTTGGTCATGCTGAAAATGGTATGCTAATGAAAAACGGTGGCGGCACATCAGGTTATTTTGGTGCTATTCGCGGACGTGGTGCACAGATCAGTGATTCTGGCGAGTCTTCAGGTTCAGTACACTTTATGCAGATGTACGATACTTTGGCGTCAGTTGTATCGCAAGGTTCAGTGCGCCGTGGTTTCTTCGCAGCATACCAAGACATTGAACACCCAGATGCAGACGAGTTTCTAGACATTGGTACAGAAGGTAATCCTATCCAAGGGCTTACAACTGGTATCACAGTTAGCAACAAATTCATTGATGAAATGAAAGCAGGCGATCCTGAGAAACGTCGTTTGTGGGCTAAGGTACTACAGCGCCGTTCTGAAATTGGTTATCCTTATATCCTATTCTCAGATAACGTAAATGACGGTCGTCCTCAAGTCTATAAAGACAAAGATATGAGAGTATATGCTTCTAATATGTGTGCCGAGATTGCGTTGCCATCTTCACACGAGGAAACGTTTACTTGCGTACTATCGTCTCTTAATGTTTTGCATTGGGATGAAATCAAAGAAACAGATGCGATTGAAACATTGACTATGTTCCTTGATACAGTATGTGAAGAGTTTGTTCGTAAAACAGCTGGTCAAATCTATATGAAACGTGCTCGTGATTTTGCTTTGAAACACAGAGCTCTTGGTGCTGGTATTTTAGGTTGGCATTCACATCTACAGTCTAAAATGATTTCCTTTGAGTCAAAAGAAGCTGCTCAACTAAATCTTGAAATTGCTAAAACTATGCAAGAGAAATCATATGAAGCTTCACGTGAAATGGCTAAAACATTAGGTGAGCCTGAATTACTTGAAGGTTACGGAATGCGTAATACTACTACAATGGCTATCGCTCCTACTAAATCATCAAGCTTTATTCTTGGACAAGTATCACAATCCATTGAGCCAGAATTCTCTAACGCTTATGTTAAAGACCTTGCTAAAATGAAAGTTACTATTCGTAACCCTTATCTCAAGGAATTGCTTGTAGCTAAAGATCAAGATACAGTTGATGTATGGGACTCAATCAAAAACCGTGATGGTTCAGTACAACACCTCGAATTCTTAACAGAAGATGAACGTGCAGTATTTAAAACATTCTCTGAAATTAGTCCTAATACTATTATTGACCAAGCAGCTATTCGTCAACAATTCATTGACCAATCACAAAGCTTGAATTTAATGCTTGATCCAGATATGACCGTTAAAGATATTAACGCTCTGTATTTGTATGCTAATGAAATGGGTGTAAAAAGCTTATATTACGCTTTCTCGATGTCAGCAGCGCAATCATTAACACGTAAACGTGTAATGTCTGCAGACTGTGCAGCGTGCGAAGCATAAATCATGGATTATTTAAAATACTTTGAAAGCACTGTAAAAGACTTTAAAGATGACGGACGTTATAGAGTCTTCAATGATATTCTAAGGGAGCGTGGCAAATTTCCTCGCTCTCTATGGTACGGCAAATATGCACCTAAAAATATAGTTAACTGGTGCTCAAACGACTATCTTGGTATGGGTCAAAACCAATATGTGATAGATGCTATGCATACAGCTCTTGATCAGACTGGTGCTGGTTCTGGAGGCACAAGAAACATAGGTGGCAACACACATTACCACGTCACATTGGAACGAGAGCTTGCAAAATTACATGACAGACAATCAGCTTTGTTATTTACAAGTGCTTATGTTGCAAATGAATGGACCTTAGTTGCGCTAGCAAGAATCATACCAAATCTCTGCTTTGTTTCAGATAGCGGTAATCACGCGTCAATGATTATGGGTGTTAAACATAGTAGAGCTGATAAAATCATCTTCAAACACAATGATCTCGAAGATCTTGAAAAAGCACTTAAGACTGTAGTAAAAAATAAACAAACTCCTGTAGTAATATTTGAGTCTGTTTATTCTATGGATGGCGATTGCGCACCTATTAAAGAGATTGTTGCACTTGCTCATAAATATAACGCAATGACTTATATAGATGAAGTTCACGCAGTCGGCCTATATGGTGAACATGGCGGAGGAATGTGTGAAAAATTAAATCTTTACTCTGATGATATTGATATTATCAATGGAACATTGGGTAAAGCATATGGTGTACAAGGAGGTTATATTGCAGGCGATAAATCAATTATGGATGCTATTAGATCAGTGGCAAGTGGATTTATATTCACTACCAGTATGTCACCTGTGTTATGCGCTGGGGCACTCGCCAGTATAACATATCTAAAAGATCACAACGAAATTAGAGTGAAACTCATGGAAAGAGTTTCTAAGTTAAAAGCAATGCTTGTTGAAGCAGGAATAAATATACACGAGAACGCGAGCACACACATTATTCCTATTATGGTTAATGACGCGTTTAAGTGTAAAGAAGCATCAGACAGGCTATTAAATGAATTCGGTATATACATACAACCGATTAATTCGCCAACAGTGGCAGCGGGAACTG